TCAGCAGAAACACCTTATAATGAGTGGCAAGGTGGAGAAGGATTCACCACTGGCATTACATTTAATAATTTTTCAACAATATTAAAACAAAAAACAAGAAATATACCAGCTAGTTTTGTTTCGAAAGTAAGAGCTATGGTATTCTATACCGCATATATGAATGGACATGACACCACCAAATTTAAAACTTATAATTTTGATCTCGGAGGTACACCTATTGCTGGTTATCCGTCAATTCCAAATATAAATTATGGAGGGTTAAACAAATATTTACAACCAACCTATGTGTGTAAACAATTATCTTCTGGTGCTCGTATTCCTTTTGGATCCTTTGAAAATTTTGACAAGTCAATAGACTTCATACTAAATTTATGGTTTACAACAGAAAGGAGTAATTTATTACTCACAAATAAAAATATTGACTATTCCAATATATGGCAAAGTGAGGCAGATTACACATTCAATATGTTAACACTGTGGGCTTATTACTGGCCTAGAAAAAGGCAGACACCAGATGATTTTAAAAAATGGCGAACGACCAATGCATCATTAGCTGAACAATTTACAACCGCAGGTAGAGAAGTTTATCAAAAACTCAAAGAATTCAAATTGATTTAATTGAAATATCGTATATTTATAATAAAAAAAATTATGGAACTACAAAATATTTTGGACAACTATTTGGGTAAAAGAACACGATACACCCAAAAACAAGTTGGTAATGGTTTTAGTGAAGTTTGTGACTTGGACACTGGAGATTGTTATACTGTAAGAGAAAGAGATGGGTTAATTGAAAGAGTAGATAATACTATGAGAACAAATAGAAAAATTCAAGTTGAGACATCTCATGGAATAAAACAACTATTAAATGGATAAAATATGTCTATAGATAAAAAAATAATTCAAGAAATTAAACGTCACTATCAAATCAACAAATATGTGACGGAACAAGAGGTACCACCCGCTTTACCTGAAGTCCCAGCGGATCCAAATGCACCACTACCAGGAGCGCCAATGGATCCAAACGCTATGGGACAAGCACCACTACCTGGAGCACCAATGGATCCTACCTTACCACAAGAACCATCAACCCCAGAAGTCATTGATGTTGCTCAAGATGCTGAAGTTGAAAAAATCGGATCTGATGGTGAAAATATGGAAACAGAGTCAGGTTCAGAAGAACTTGATATAACGGATCTTGTCAATGCACAAAAAGGAATTGAAAGTAAACAAGAAGAATATTTTGATAAGATGTTCAAACAATTGGACACACTCCAATCTAAAGTTGGTGAAATGGATCAACTTATCGACAAAATTAATTCATTGGAAATGAAAGTTGAGAAATATAGACCAAAAACTGCTCAAGAAAAATTAGAGCTGAGAAGTCTAGACTCTGGCCCATTCAATCAAAAACTTACAGATTTTTTTGATGAGAAAGAAGAAGACCTTGAAAAGTCTGGAAAAAATGAATACATTTTAACTTCTGATGAGGTTGAGAACATTGTGCCGTCGGATGTGAAGAAAAGTTTTGACATTACATTACCACCACCTCCCTCTAATTTCAGATCCTATTATTGATTTTTTGAAATACTTGTTTATATTAAAAGGGTCACAAAGACCCTTTTTTTATTTTATATTTTTAACCAACTTAAATTTTTACAAACAACATGATGAGTTCATTAGACGCCGTATTGGCACAGTACGAGAAAAACCAATCAGGAGATGGTTTATCTCAAGAGGAAAAAATGAAGAAATACTTCGCCTGCATCCTCCCACAAAATTCGTCCACAGGACAAAAACGAGTTAGGATTCTTCCTACAACAGATGGATCTTCACCATTCAAAGAAGTATATTATCACGAACTACAAGTCGGTGGTAAATGGGTTAAACTTTTTGACCCAGGTAAAAACGACAACGAAAGATCTCCGTTGAATGAACTCTATGAAGAGTTGAGAGCTACAGGTAAAGAATCCGATAAAGAGCTAGCAAAACAATATAACTCTAGAAAGTTTTATATCGTGAAGGTGATTGATCGTGATGCTGAAGAAGAAGGTGTAAAGTTCTGGAGGTTTAAACACAATTACAAAAACGATGGTATTCTCGATAAAATTATTCCAATCTGGAGACAGAAGGGTGATATTACAGATCCAAAAAAAGGTCGTGATTTGATTATCGAAATGAGAAAAGAAAAATCTAACACTGGTAAAGAATACACAGCGATTCAAACCATTATGCACGACGATCCAAGTCCTCTACACAGTGATGCTCAAATTCAAAAAGAGTGGTTAGCAGATGAATTGACTTGGAGTGATGTGTACTCCAAAAAACCAATTGAGTATCTTGAAGCTATTTCTAGAGGTGAAACACCAAAGTGGGATCCTAATCAAAATAAGTATGTATATGGTAACTCGACCGAAGCAGAAACTTCAATGGGAGGAGCACCTGCATACGAAGATCCTCAAGTTAACGCAGAACCAGACGAAGATCTACCTTTCTAACAAAAAAACATGTCAAAGATATACATTGCATCAGACCACGCGGGTTTTGATTTAAAAGCACTCCTTGTGAATAGAATACAATCGAATGGTTTAGTTGTTGAGGATCTGGGCCCCGACACCTATGAAGCGGTCGATTACCCAGATTATGCACACAAGGTGAGTAAAAAAATATCAAATGAACCCGATAACATCGGTATTCTACTGTGTGGATCTGGCAATGGCACATCAATTACATCCAACAAATGGAAAAATGTACGGGCGGCAATTTGTTGGAACTCAGAGATAGCGACCTTGGCAAGGTTACATAATAACGCAAATGTTTTATGTATACCTTCCAGGTTCGTCTCTGCAGAAGATGCAATAGACATCTTAGATTATTTCTTAGAAACCAAGTTCGAAGGTGGAAGACACGAACGTAGGGTCAACAAAATTCATATTCCAACACATTTAATTTAATTTTATGGCAATTAAGAAAAAAGATTTTTCTGATATTAAGAAAAAATTTTCAACATCAGCAAAATATAAGCAACAAGAATATTTCGATTTAGGTCGTGAGTTCTTAGATGCTGTGGGACTTCCAGGTCCTGCGATCGGACATATCAATATGTTTTTAGGACACTCAGATACGGGTAAAACAACGGCATTGATCAAGTCGGCAATTGACGCACAGAAAAGAAATGTTTTACCTGTCTTCATTATCACTGAACAAAAATGGGATTTTGGACACGCTAAAATGATGGGGTTTGAATGTGAAGAAGTTGTGGATGAATCAACGGGTGAAATAGACTGGGAAGGATTTTTCCTATTCAATAATAACTTTCAATACATTGAACAGATCACCGATTACATCAATGAATTACTTGATGCTCAAGGAAAGGGTGAGATTGATTACGATCTAGTTTTTCTTTGGGATAGTGTCGGTTCGGTACCTTGTAAAATGACATTTGACGGTAAAGGCGGTAAACAGCATAATGCATCCGTTCTTTCAGATAAGATTGGTATGGGTATTAACCAAAGAATCTCAGGATCTAGAAAGGCTGAATCCAAGTTTCAAAATACTCTGTTAATTGTTGCTCAACCTTGGGTAGAACTCCCAGATAATCCATTTGGCCAACCTAAAATTAAAAGTAAAGGTGGTGAATCCATTTGGTTGAATTCCTCGATTGTCTTTCTATTTGGAAACCAAAAAGGTGCTGGTACCACCAAGATTACTGCTACAAAAGACAAAAGAACTGTGAAGTTTGCGTCTAGAACCAAAATTTCTGTTTTGAAAAATCATATCAATGGATTAGGATATGAAGATGGAAAGATTATCGTAACACCTCATGGGTTTATTTCAGGAAAAGATACGGCAGAAGAAAAAGCATCAGTTGAGAAATACAAAAAAGAATATGCTGATTATTGGAAAGAAATTCTTGGTTTAGATGGTGAGTTTACACTCAAGGAAGAAACAGAAGTTGAACATGAACAAGAGTGAAAACATTATTGATCGATGGAGATAATTTATTCAATCTCGGATTCTATGGTGTCAGAGAATTTTTTGTCGATGGAAATCACATCGGAGGACTTTTCCACTTCATCAACGCAATTCGAAAACAACTGGACGAACACGATTACGACAAAGTCTTCGTGGTCTGGGATGGTGACCATAACTCACAACGACGTAGAGAATTATACCCAGACTACAAGTTAAACCGTAAGGAGCGACTCAATGAGTTTCAAAAAGAATCATTCAACATTCAACGAAACAAAGTTCAAAATTATTTAGAAGAATTTTTTATTCGACAATTAAGGGTGTCGTACAATGAGGGAGATGATTTAATTTCTTATTATTGTCATATGGCAACCAAAGAAACCATTACCATTTTTTCTTCAGATAAAGACCTCCTGCAACTTTTAAGTCCTCGGGTATGTGTGTACTCACCTATTCATAAAAAGTACTTCTACGAAGACGACAAGGTCAAATTAGATCATATTGAAGTTCCACATTGTAATCTATTGGTAGTGAAAATTTTACTCGGAGACAAATCGGATAATGTTTTTGGTATAATGAACTTCGGAGAAAAAAAACTTGTAAAATTTTTTCCCGAGGTACTTGAAATCCCGACCTCAATTGACAATATTTTGTCAAAAGCAAAACAAATTTGTGAAACAAAAAAAGTTATAGGACTTGAAAATTTAATCAATGGAACCTGTAAAAAAGAAACAAGTGGAGAAGAATATTTTATCAAAAGAAAATTGATTATGGATTTACAAGATCCGATGATCACACAAGAAGCAAAAGATCTGGTGGACGAACACATTCGAGAAAACATAGATCCAGAGGGAAGGAGTTATAAGAACGTAATCAGAATGATGACCCAAGATGGATTTTTTAAATACATACCCAAATCAGACGAAGGATTTGTTGAGTTCATTCGTCCCTTCATGAAACTAACTCGTAAAGAAAAAAGAAAATTCAACAGAGAACAAAATAATTAACAAAAAAATTTGAAAAACCAAAAAAACACCTTATATTTAATTAAATCAAAGAAATTATGAAAGAACAAGAATTAGTAAAGTTAGAATTTTTGATTACACTTAATAACAATATTGTAATTCAAAGATATTTTAACGTGAAAAATTACAACCAAAATGCCGAGAGGTCTATGGATGTCTATGAATATCTTAAAGATTTTTCTCATGAGTTTTTACTCGATCAAAAAATGAGAACAACTGTTTATATGATGGATCTAGCTAACGAAATTATGGAGGATCCATCTATACTAGAAACCTCTATGACCGAAGGCCCAGAAGTGTTTCACTTTAAAATTTTAAAAGATAATATGACAATTTGTCATAGATCGTTAGATGCGAAAATTTTCCCACCTAAAATAAGATACACCGTAGATATACGCCAGCAAGTAAAAAGTGTACTTCGAGACCTAACTGACATATTTTCATCTGAAGAATTAGAGACAAATTACCTTGACTATAGTCTAGTTTGATTGTATTTATCAAAAAATAAAACATATAAAACATGTCAAGGAATTTCGAATATTTAGGTGAAACATTTCAAATACAACTCATAAATCAACTGATTGTAGAAAAAGAATTTTCACATACCATCCTTGATGTTTTAGAGCCAACACACTTTGAAAACAAGTATTTCAAAACACTTGTTCAACTCATCAAAGAATACTACATAAAGTATGAGTGTTCACCATCATTTGAAACCTTGTTCCAAATGGTGAAGAGTGAATTTCCTCAAGAGTTGATGTTGAAAATCTTAAATGACACAATCACTAAGATCCAAAAAGCACCGAGTGACGGTACCGCGTTTGTTCAAGAGAAAGCTCTTAAGTTTTGTAAACAACAAGAACTCCAGAAAGCTATCACAAAATCACAAAAGATTTTGGATAGTGGAGAATTCGAAAACTACGACAAGTTAGAAGAACTAATCAAAGCAGCTCTTCAAGTCGGTGAAAATAATAAAAATGTTGTTGATGTCTTTAATGATTTGGATGACCTTCTTAGAGAAGACTTTAGACACCCAATTCCGATGGGAATACCTGGATTAGATAATCTTTTGAAGGGTGGTTTAGCTAAAGGTGAATTAGGTGTAATATTGGCGGCGACCGGGGTTGGGAAAAGTTCAATTCTTACAAAAATTGCAAATACCGCATTTAATTTAGGTTATAATGTACTCCAGATATTTTTTGAAGACAACCCGAAGGTCATACAAAGAAAACATTTTACTATATGGACAGGTATCGCACCTGATGATTTACCAAATCACAAAGAAGAAGTTTTAGCTAAAGCCGATGAAATTAAAAACAATTTCAAAAATAACTTGTACATTAAAAAAATGGCTTCGGATACGTATACAATGACTCAAATCAAAGGGATGGTTCGGAAAATGATAGCGGATGGTAATCCTGTTGATATGATTGTTTTAGATTATATTGACTGTGTGGTTCCAGACAAAAACTTGGGGGATGAGTGGAAAAGTGAGGGATCTGTAATGCGAGGATATGAGGCTATGTGTCACGAGATTGGTGTTGTTGGTTGGACAGCCACACAAGGAAATAGAAGTAGTATTTCATCCGAAATTGTAACGACTGATCAAATGGGTGGTTCAATCAAAAAAGCTCAAGTTGGTCACGTGATTATCACAGTTGCAAAAACTCTTCAACAAAAAGAAGCAGGACTTGCAACAATAGCTGTAACCAAATCAAGAATTGGTAAAGATGGTGTTGTGTTTGAGAATTGCAAATTTGATAACGAAATGCTTATCATTGATACAGAAAATTCGGTGACTTTCTTAGGGTTTGAAGAAAACAAAGAAGAGAGAAAACGTGATAGAATTAAAGAACTGATGGAACAAAGACAACAAAGATTGTCAGAAAAAACAAAAAACTAAACTAAATTTATTAACTATGGAAAAGATTTTAACAGAAAATCCAAATCGTTTTGTCCTATTCCCAATCCAACATGAGGATTTGTGGAAATTGTATAAACAAGCCCAATCTTGTTTCTGGACAGCAGAAGAAATCGATCTTCAACAAGATTTATCAGATTGGGAAAGATTAAACGATGGTGAAAAATACTTCGTCAAGAATGTGTTGGCATTTTTCGCGGCATCAGATGGGATTGTAAACGAAAACCTTGCGGAGAATTTCCTTAAAGAAGTTCAGTACACCGAGGCTAAGTTCTTTTACGGTTTTCAAATAATGATGGAGAATATCCATTCAGAAACATATTCGTTATTGATTGACACATATATCAAAGATAAAGAAGAACAAAATACATTGTTCAATGCGATTGACACAATTCCCGCAGTGGCAAAAAAAGCGGAATGGGCATTGAAATGGATTAGTTCATCTTCGTTCACCGAACGATTAATTGCATTTGCCGCGGTTGAAGGAATTTTCTTCTCTGGTTCATTCTGTTCAATTTTTTGGTTGAAGAGACGTGGACTTATGCCAGGGTTAAGTTTTTCCAATGAATTGATTTCTCGTGACGAAGGTTTACATACAAACTTTGCAGTACATCTGTATCGTCATCATATTGAAGACCAACTATCCAAAGAAAGAGTTTTGGAAATTCTTACCTCAGCACTAACAATTGAAAAAGAATTTATTACTGAATCACTTCCAGTGGATCTTATTGGTATGAATTCAAAATTGATGTGTCAATATTTGGAATACGTCACAGACAGATTGCTAGTTGATTTAGGTATTGGTAAGGTTTATAATTCTGAAAACCCATTTGATTTTATGCAAAATATCGCTTTGGAAAATAAGACAAACTTCTTTGAGAAGAGAGTTTCAGATTATTCCAAAAGAGGTGTGGGTGATGTGATTGAAAACAAAGAATTAAATTTTGAAGAAGATTTTTAAAATTGAAAATAATGGAAGTTGTAAAAAGAGACGGTACTAGAGAATATGTGAAGTTTGAAAAAATTTCATCAAGAATTAAAAAGCAAACCTATGGTTTGAACGAAGATTATGTTGACTATTTTGAAGTATCCAAAAAAGTAATTGCTGG